CTTGTTTTTATAGTTTTTTATCTATAGATTTATAGATTTCAACACCTTCATCTGTTTTTAAGAAAGCAGCAAAGGCTGAATAAGGGTTTTCATCAAATGGAACGTTCATTAACTTTCTACCATTTGCTCCCCAAGTAAATGTTCTTTGATCTTGAGAAAGATTAATAATACCAGCTTCTGAAGCTCGTATAGCAAAATTTCTAAGTTGAACATTATCATCATTAGCTAGCTCAATAAACAGTTTAGGATTATTTCTAGCGAATAATAGTAAATCTCTTTTAAGTTCTTTTGAACTCATTTTTGTCACAGCAGAACCTAATTCAACTCTAAGGATAGCTTCAGCAAAATCAACATCCATATCTCTAGCTGCGTTTAAAGCATCTATTTGCATGTCGAGAACATCTAATTGATCTTCAGCTTCAAATACAGGATTATACTCTGTATATAATCTATCTTTAGCTGGGTGATATAGAGATAACAACTTTTGTAAGTTTTGTTTTTCTTTAGGTACAAATAAAGTACCTTCTTTAAAAATTATATGACCCAAAGTAGCTTCTCCTTTTTGTTCGTTTTTAAGTGGAGAAGTTTGGTTGGTTGCATATCTTATCTCGTGTTGTTCACCTGTTTTTTCATCAAACCACAATAGTGAGTGTTTTGATGTATGCTTAGAGTTTAAAGTGTGAGTTAAAGGTGTTTTATTACCTTTTAAAAAATATGTTCTATCTTTTATTTCCCAGCTTGGTTTAGCTGGTTTTACTTCTTTTTTTGGCGCGGCTTTTACCGCTACTTCTTGAGGTGCAACCTCAACAGCTTCTGCTTTAGCTTTTTTAGCCATAATATAATAAAATTAAATAGTTAATAAGGGTAACAGTTACCCCCGTTGTTTTAACGAGGGTAAACATTACCTCTGTTTGAATTATGCTCCTTTGAAAAGTACGAAGTTATTCGCAGCTTGTACACAAAGACATCTTTCAGATAGGAAGTTTACTTCCATAGCATCTAGATCAGATGTGAAAGCTCCTCCAGCAGAACCAGTTAACCACTGCTTCATTCTACGGTCGTCAGCTTGTGAAGCTCTGTAACGAACGTGTAAGAATGGGCGACGGATGTTAGTTCCTAGAATTTGATCGTAAACTGTAGAAGTTCCAGCAGGTACTAATACACCTTCAATACTAGCTTGAAGAGTATCATAAGCACCACGAGTAGAAGCATCATTTAAGTATTTCCAATCAGTTTTGTAGAAATCGTAAGAACCTCTACGGAAACCACTGAAACCTAAGTTCAATGCCATTTCTTCAGAATTTTCAAATAATCCATAAGCAGTACCACCTTCAGCTCCAGTAGATATAGCAGCTAGCATATCATCAAAATCTAAAGCAGTGTTACGGTTTAAGAAAAGCATGTTTTCTTCAATAGCACCCTGAGTGTCTAGATTTTTCAAAATAGCGTCAAAAGATGCAAGGCCAGCAGCAGCAGTAAATCCAGTGTTTACGTTACCACGCTCTTCGATAGCAGCAAATAAACCTTGAGTACCTTTGTATCCAGCGGCGTAAGCAGCACCAGGAGTTCCGCCTCCAATATCAGCTACAGCAAGCTCACCTTCAACTACAGACATTTCTAAGTAATCCTCAAAACGTAAACGAGTTTCAGATTCAGCTTTTAAATACCATAAGTATCCAGAAGTTCCGTCTTCAGTAGCAACTTCAACCCAACCGATTTGAGCCATATCAGATCCATTTACAACGTACTTGTCTCTAATGATAACTGGTGAGTTAGAAAATTGAGTGAAAGAAGGTGTAATACTTTTTCTTCCTGTAGTATCTGCTTGGCCTGTAGAGTTAGCTATAGAAACTCCTTTAGCATACTCAGATCCATATACAAATATTTTAAGACCAGTTCCAGCAACGCCAGAAAGATCAGCAACACCGTAAGGCGCAACAACTACAGTAGCAAGAGCTCCAGCTTGGCTAGAAGCAGTTACAACAGCTTTAGTGTCAGTGTGATTTGTATCATCTAAGATAACAATAGTGTCACCAGCTGAAATAACGTTTTCAACAAAAGTTTGGTTAGCTCCACCAACAGCGAAAGTAAGTGTATTGTTAGCTCCTCCGTTAGATACATCGTTGTAAGCAACGTGTAAACGGTTTTGCTCAGACCAAATTACTTGATCAGAACTCATTGGCATTTCAGCGCCAACCATTCTTAAGAATCCAGATAACGTACGGTTTCCGTAACGCTCTACTTCTTGTTCATAAATTTCAGGTAAATACTGCTGAGCAAATGTGTCAGTGTCTCCAGCGGCAGTACCATCATTAAACTTTAGCCAGTTGCTATCGTTTAATTGTTGTTTTTGACTTGGTTTAATAGAACCAAAATTAGGACTTAAAGCCATAGTTTTTTAATTTTTTAGTTAAATTTTTTTGTTTTTACTTTTAGTTTTGTAGAATCAGCACCACTAATAGCTTTAACTTTAAAGCCATTTAAAAACACATCACCATTACTAGAGGATCTAGCTGCTTTGTCACTCAAGTTTTTTGAGTTATCAATAACACCTTTTACAGCGTCAGCTTTTCCTTGTTCATAGAAATGTGCGGCGATACGATCCACGTTTTCAGCAGCATACATTGCTTTATGATAACCTTTATAGTCACTAACAGAACCGTTTTTATCTAGGAACTTCCCGATTAGGTTGTTAATGTCTGATTGTTTATCAGCAATACCGTCAGCATTTTGTATTTTATACCTATATTTCTTTTCACCAACACTGATATCGAAACCTTCGAAATCATTAGTAAAAAGGTTTTTAGTATTTTCTTGAAACACTTTACGGTTTTCTTCAGCTTGTTCTTGCTGCTTATTGTATCGATTGAAAAAGTCCATAGCTTTTTGAGCTTCAGGATTTACGTTTGATTTCAACTTGATATCAGCGTAGTATTTTTCCTTTGTGCTTTCCAAAAAGTTTTTGGCTTTTGCAACTTCTTCTTTAAATGCAAGTTTTTTCTTGCGTATATTTCTATCTTCGTCTAAATCTTCGTCATATTGAAAATCTTCTAATAACAAATCAATATCTGAACTATCAAGATATGGTTTTTCTTTTTTGTAATACTCTTTTAACAATGTAGTATCGTCTACGCTAGAGTAATCAGCGTTTAACCTCACGTAGTCTTCTACGCTGCCTCCGGTTTCTTCCATAAAAGAAACTAGCTTTTCAACGTTTTCAGGCAATTGCTTACCTAAAACCTTTTCATCTCTTATAGCTTCTTTTAATTCTTTTTCTACTTCACCAACCTCTTCAATAATTTCTATTGGAGATTCTACTGTTTCTTCGGTGGTCCGTATTTCTTCAACCACTACTTTGCTGTCGCCACTGTCTTTGGGCTCTTCGACAATAACATTGCTATCATCTGTCTCTTGTGTTTGAACGGCATCTTCTTTTGGTATTTCAACTTTAATAACATCAGGTATAACTTCTCCTTGAGCCTCTGGCTTTGTTAAGTCTACTTTAGTTACTTCGTTTGATTTGCTTAATTTTTTAGGTGTTTTTTTCTTTTTAGATTTAAGCTTAAACTCACCTTCTTGTTTTACTTCTGTTGACATAATATAATATAATTTAAAAAATTGATTTGCCTACATAAAGGCACCAAGACCTTGGTCTGGTTGATTTTCAAAGTCTATTGGTAAGCCATCGTTTTTTCTTTGGCTTATCATTTCACTTTGTTGGGTCGCTTGTATTTTTGTTCTTTTATCTTTGCGATCTTCTATAAACTGTTCTTTGTTTCTTTCTACTTGAATATCCATTTGCTTAAGCTGCATGTCGTATTGGAACTGTCTCTCCATTTCAGCTTGCTTTATTTGAGCTGCAACTTGCATTTTCTGCATTTCCATTTCTTGCTTGGCTTTTTCAATATCAACTTTAGTTGATGCTACAGCCTCTTGTTTTTGAACTTCAGCCATAGCAGTTCTCTCAGCTGTTTGCGCTTGAGCATCTGCTTGAGCTGCGATATTAGCTTGTTGAGCAGCTTGATCACGCTCCATTTTAACCTTACGCTTAATCTTTAACATTTGATTAGCTAACTTAAGATTTTTAATTTGGCGTATATCAATAGCGTCTTCTAGGTCAATACCTCCAGACTGCAGAGCGACTTGTATATTCTGCTCTAACTGAGCTCTTTCTTCTTCATCAGGCTCTAATTCTAAGAATATGCCAAAGTCATGAAGATTTAAATCTACAACCTCATCTAATGATTTTATGTTATACGTAGATATAGAGTTTTGTAACGATGCTCTAGTTAATGGAAAACGTAAAGCGTCAGCCACTTTTAGTGAAACATTTTCTGCCACTTTAAGAGTCAAATATAAACTAGACTGAACAATATGTCTAGTCGCTACATTCGACGCGTTAGCGGCTAGTTTCTGTAAACCTACTAAAGTGTTTTTATCAGGTGTACTACCATCTCTAGCTTCATTAAGCCCTGTCACGTCACGTATCATTTGTAAATAGTATTGATACGTTTGAATAAGGCTTTGTATTTTACCACCACCGCTAGAACTGTTAAGTTCTTGAATAGGTACTTTACCGTGGTTAAGGTCTCCGTCTTGCGTTAGTGATCTACCAACAATACTACCAGTTTGGAAATACATATTCAATGCTTCAGCCGGGTTGTAGTTTGTTCCATTACCTAAATCAACCTCTGCTAAACCGTCCATATCGAGATAAACACCATCTGGCACCATTCTTGACAATACTTGTTGCAGCTTTAAATGCGTTATTTGAATCATATCAGCAAACCCCATACACTTACTAACAACAGACTCTATTCTACCTTTGTATATTCTAGGTGCACATATAGCATAATTCATAGCAACCTTAGTCGTGTCAGCGTATGGTCTTGACATATTTTCAGCCAACTCCCACTTAAGCATTGTATCTGTTCCTAAAACTACAGCGCCATTATAAAGAACTTCTATAGTTCTAGATACTCTTTCAAAGTTATCATTTTCTGGTGGATTAAATGTATCTGGCTTTTCAATAGCCTTCATTAGCCCTTGATCAGTTTGCTTTATTTTAAACACTTGGTTATGATATGTCTTATAATCAAAGTACATAACCTGAACAGTGTTTTCATCGTAATCACCCCAACCAGTTATGTATGATCTGTTTCCAGGCATATTTTGAATACGCTCCAATTCTTTTTCAGATATATAAGGAAATTCTTTTTTAAGCTCTGGTATTGTTATAGCTTTTACTTCACCTACATAGTATATATCTTCAAAGTTTGGATCTTCAGAATATGAATAAACCATATAAGCTGGATCAACGTAATCAACCTTAATACCTTCAGCAGTGTTAAAACTAGTTTTAGCCGCAGCAATACCCAATACAGTTAAATCCATATTAAGTCTACGTCTAACTAAATCATACTTGTTTTGAGCAAAAACAGTGGATATACTTTCTTCTTCAGCTATTTCTATTGACTGCTTATAGCTTAATTGCATTTTAAGCTCTAACTCTTCTTTTGATTCTGGAACAGTTGTTGGATCTGGTGATTGATATAAATCAATACCTAATGTTTCTTTTACGCTTTCAATATAATCTTTAGCGATCATATCCTCGTAAAGCTTAGAAGCATACTCTGTTCTTTTCTTTACAGACTGAGGATCTTGAGCATACGCTTTAATATCGTAAGACTTTTGAGATATACCGTTAACAACGATATCTACAAAC